GGCGGATTATCGAGGAAATGTACGCAAAGGGCGCAAAGCCGGGCGAGATTGCCGAGCGCGTCGGCAAGTGCCAAGCGACCATATACCGCGAGCTCGAGCGAGGCAAGACCGGGGAAACGGACTCCCGCTTTCGTCAAGGGTATAGCGCGGCGGTAGCGGAGGCTCGAGTAAATCGGTCGTACCGAAATAGAGGCCGTCGGAAAGCGGCTCAATAAAGAAACGGAGGTTACTCATACCATGAAATTAGACAAGACTTTTATCCGCGATATTAAGAAAATCGCAAACGGAGACGGCGGAGCCGACCACAGGAAAGCGTTTCGGCAGACGATTAGAGCGGCAAACGCCGAGCTATCCTCTCCAACGGTGCGCGAACGGTATAGCGAGTGTATCTCTAAATATGGGCGCGTCCCGGTAGCGATTTGCACGGCGGTAACGATTATCTACCGTCAAGACCGGCTCGAATGGCGCTCCGTCCGATGGGCTCAAGAGGTGCTCAAATGCTGGACAAATAGACCGCACACGGATTTAGACTTTGCATACATCAATGACGGACTGCATCCGTCCAGAATTGAGGAATACGCCGCCGGGCTCATGTCCGTAACAACGGAGGAGGCGGAATGAACGTTTTCGAGAAAATCACGGAGAGCCCGGAGACGCTCGCGGCGTTCCTCGGCTCTATCCCGGCGATTGAAACGCCGTGGGACGATGCTTTCCACCGGATTTATTGCTCCTCGTGCTCGGCGGAGGATTGCGACGACTGCCGCCGCCCGGAGCGGGATAGCCCGCTATGGTGGCTCGGCCTCCCGGCGGCGGAGGCAGAGAAATGAACGCCGATTTTTCCCATACTTGCGAGGGGTGCGAGCACGTCGTTACGGAGCCATGGGCGAAAGACATTATCTCCTATCGGTGCTTTGCTCCCGGCAGATGCAAGGGGCGCGTCGTCGGCGTGAAACGCTTTGACCCGTATATCCCGGCATGGTGTCCCAAATTAAAGAAAAACGGAGGAATGAAACAATGAGCGAAACGAGTTCGAGAGTCCGGCTTATGGCAAACTTGCAAGCCGCCGTCGCGGAGGCCGTCTCCGGCACAATGGAGGAGCGCGGGCGCGGCTTCGCCTCTGACCGCGAGGCATGGGCGGAGCTAAAAGAGTGCATCGAGCGCACAAAGCAGATGCACACCGACATAGAGAAAGTCCACAAGGAAATGTGGAGCGCGGTCAAGGACAGGAACGAGGACGCTTTCGCCGCGCTCTCGCAGGAGTTCGAGCGGAGTTCCCGTATTCTCGCCGAGGAATGGGCGCAAACGTCCGCCCTTGCAAAAATCGCCGTTATCAGCGAGTCGAACGATTAAGGAGGTCGCACAAATGAAAAAGCTCTATTCAAAGAAACTCGGCGGCGAGGCGTTCGCCCTCGACGCGGCGCAACTGGACACTCTGAAAAAGGCCGGTTATACCGTACCGAGCCCGGAGGAAGTTATCGCGGACGCGGCGGCGGTTAAAATCGAGCCGCCGGAGGGAAAGCGGGCGTATGTCGTCTTTGATTTCAAGACCGGCGCTTTCAAAGTCCGCACGAGGACGCAGACACTCGCCGAGAGCGAGGTCGGCGGCTTCGTTGGTGAGGTAGTCTCGGCGGCGATTTTATGCGGCTTCGTCGAGCGGGCGGATATGGACAAGCCGAAAGCGGATGCTCCGGCGACTCCGACGACGGCCTCCCCGCTCGTGAATATGCTCCGAGACGCTTTCCTACGAGCGGCGAACAATAAGACGGCTCCGGCGGCGGACAAGCCCGCAGAGGCGGCAGACGCGCCAGAGGTGGTCGAATGATTAAGCTCGGCGACCGCATCACGGTAAAGCCCGCGACATTCGACGTTCCGGGCAAGGACGGCAAGCCGAAAGCAATCCCCGGGACGGTCGTCTACGTTCATCCCGGCGGGCGATATTGCGTCCTCGAGTTTGACGTAGGCAGACGCGAGCCCGTGACTATCCGAGAGAGCTTTCAGCTTATCGACGGGAGGGTAGCAGAATGAAGCACGAGCAATCAGCACCGGCGGGATACCGCCCGCGCTTTGCCGGGACGATGAAATTATACCTCGTCCGTCACAAGGAATACGGCGAGCTCGCCGTAAACGGCGTGAACAAATACGAGGCAGTACACGCCGCCGCCCGTGCGTGGGGCGTTCGGTGGACGGCAATCGCCCGGGAGTGCGAGTATATCGTACTCGCAGAGGATACGCCGGAGGCCGGTAGGCCATGACAAGGCAGGAGCGGCGGAAACGCCGCAGACAGCGCCGCCGGATGCAAGCCGCCCTCCTCGCCTCTCTCCTCTTTGCGTTGGTGCTCATAGTGACGCTCCGCATCCGCGAGACAGCGCCGGAGCCGGTCGCGGAGCGGAGAAACGCACTCACGGCAGAACGGCAAACGCTGACATACATAGCACCGGCAAGGCCGGAGGCGGCGGAGGAAACGCCGGAGGAGCTGACGGTAGAGCCGGAGCCCGAGAACAGATACGCGGAGCTCCATTTCAGCGACGAGGACGTTTATATCCTTGCTTGCCTCGTCTACCACGAGGCGCGCGGCGAGAGCTTCGAGGGACAAGTCGCCGTCGTCGAGGTCGTTCTAAACCGTATGCTCTCCGAGTATTTCCCGGATACGGTCGAGGAGGTCGTATTTCAGAAATACGGCGACGTGTGGCAATTCTCCCCCGCTCCGTACCTCTACTCGGCGGAGCCGGACAAGGAACAATATCTCGCGGTGCATACCGCCATAGAGGAGCGGGAGCACATTCTTTCAGAGGATACGGTCTATTTTTCGACCGCGCCTTATAACGAGAGCGTCGATATGATTATCGGCAATCACTATTTCTGTAAAATCTTTTGAACGGAGGAAAAGACGATGCAACTCATTACCACAAGGAACAAGGAAATCTCTTTCGCGGAACTCAAAAAGGCCATTTCGAGCGGGAACGGCCTCGAGCTTATCCGCCCGGGCGACAAGTTCGCTATCGAGCTCAAAAACGGCGAGCTCGTCAATGCCGTTTGCGGCGGCTACGTCAACGAGAAGCGCGCCCGCTTCGTCCTCGAGGACTGCCTCGCGGATAAGTGGCGCATGAACGACACGCCGACCAACAAGGGCGGATACCTCAAGAGCGAGGGACGGCGACACGTCCTCGAGGATATTCTCCCGCTTTTCCCGGACGAGCTCGCGGAGGAGTTCGAGCCTCGTTTCATGTCCGAGGAAATCGACGGAGAACGTCACGAGTACGCGGATACTCTGTGGATACCCTCCGCGACCGACGTTTTCGGCGCGGGTGATTGGTGGAACGAGGAGCCGGACAGCGTTCAACTTGAGATTTTCAAGCGTGAGCGCGACCGCGTGAAAGAGCGCGTCGGAGATGGGACGTGGCTTTGGTGGCTCCGTTCCCCGCGTGCGAGCTACTCCTCCGGTTTCGTGGTTGTGAGCGCCGACGGGACAGTCACCGACAACTACGCGCGCTGTTCCCTCGGCTTCGCGCCCGGCTTTGACCTGTAAAATTCGGAATTAAAAAGCTCCCCGGCTCAATGCCGGGGAGCAAGCCACAAGGAGGCTCATACCATGAAAAAAATATCGGAAATGACTCCCGGCGAGGCTCTCACGGAGCAGGCGCTCGCGGTATTCAAACGCAGACTCGAGCAAGCGAGAAAAAAGGCCGTCGAAAGCGCCGCCGCCACAAAAGCGGTATTCGACGCTCTCGAGGATATGTGCATCGAACCGGACGAAATCCCGTCGGCGGCGGAAAACGCCGAAAATCTCGAGGAGGCTATTTGCTGTTTCATCGACTACGGCGAATATTCCGTATCCGGCATTATGCGGGAAGTTCGCGCGGCCTATAAGGAGGCGGAATGAGAATGTTTGAAAGAACAAAGGCGAAAATCCGCCTCCGTCGGATTTGTAAAGCTCTCGGTGTGGAGCCGTACCCGGAAATGGTGCGATACGTTATCGACCGCGACGAGACAATTTTTCGAGGCGGTCGTCGCAACGGTAAGACGTTGGCGCTCATTATAGACGAGCTCGTATATAAGCGTGTCCCTCCGGCGTTGTTCGGTTGCCTTATGGAGTGCCGATTTTGCAAAGACCCCGATTATTGGAAAATGCCTCGAATGAGCCGGGATAGATTTTATATCTCGGAGCTCATGAGAGCCGTACAACGGTGCGAGACGGCGGGTATTGACGTAGGCAGAGGGAAACGCGACTACAAAGACGGCTATAATTGCCGCGTTTTCATCGTGGACGAAACGGAGCGCAGAACATGAAGCGTCGCCGAGAAAAACTCCCGAAATGGCGGTACGAGTTCGATTGCCGGAAATGCGACAACATTCGAGAGGTACACGACCCACGCAAGGGCAGAGACGGCGATTACTGCATCCCATGTATAGAGCACATGGACAGCCGCCGCCCGAGCCCGATACACGCAGATGAAAAAGAACGCGTCCTCCGTTGCGAGTGCTTTACGCCTATCCCGGAGGACGAGGAGGGCGAAAAATGAGATTTCCGAAATTATATGAGTGCGACCCGCAGAAAAATACCGAGTGCAACAAGCGGAATTGCGGAAATCCGTGTAAGCACACTACGCGAAAAGAGTTTGCTCGGGAGCCGTCCGGGAGTGAACTCATCGGGAAAGTCGTTGTAATAACGCAAATGAAAAAAATCCCGACGGCGTGTGCGTATTGCAAATATTACGAAAACATGGGCGGAAACAGAGGACGCGGTAGCGACGGCGCTTGCACGGCTCGCGGGACACTTTATGCGACGCGGGGTATCAGAGTGTCGAAAGAGCGCCTCGATAATTGCCCGCTCCGCATAATTACGGGAGGCAGAGAATGAGACGAAAAAAGAAAAGCCGCCTCGCGGCGGCGGAGTTCCTCGCCGTGCTTATCGTGACGGCGGTCGTTTTCACAAAGGGCTTGAGCGCGGCGCTCGCGTGGCGAGGCTATAAGGCCGTCGGCGGCGAGTTTATGCTCTTGCTCCTACCTATTATATATTATGAGGCAAAGCGGATTATCCTCGATTTCGTGGCGGACTTCGTAGAACTTTACCGCCGCGCGGAGGATTGACAATGCAGGACAGAAAAAGAGAAACCGCCGACGCTTTGCAGAACGTCGGCGGGGACTCGTCCCGGAAAAGACGAGCGATTACTCATACCTTTATTATTATAGCACTCTCCGGGACGGTATGCAAGGGCAAAAAATCGAGCGCAAAGCGCGTTTTTACGGGCTCGTATGGAATATTAACAAACCGACCATAGACGAGCTCTCGTCGGAGGGTATCACATGAAAACAGTTTACAGAGAGAAACGCTATTATTGCGGCGAGTATCTCGACGTATATATCTACCCGACCTATCGGCAAGGCCGGAGCAGAGGCAAGCGGAGCAAGCCGACCTCCGCCGCTCAAGCGAAACTCAATCAGCGGCATAGAGAGGAAAAGCTCGTCCGTCTCCTCCACGCGAACTTTACGCCGGACGACCTCGAAATCCATTTGACCTATCAGCTCCAGCCGGAGAGCCCGGAGGAGGCGCAACGCCTTTTACGGAATTATATCCGCCGGGTGCAGAGAGCACGGAAAAAGCAAGGACTCCCGCCGCTCAAGTACATAGCCGTTACGGAAAAGGGCTCCAAGAATGGGCGCTATCATCATCATGTTACGCTATCCGGCGGAATGGATAGAGACGAGCTCGAAAAGCTATGGGGGCTCGGGTACGCGAACTCCCGCCGTTTGCAGTTCACGGAGAGCGGCCTTGCCGGGCTCGGTCATTACATCGTCAAGAGTCCGCTCTATGCTCGAGCATGGAACGCCTCGAAAAACCTTATCGACCCGGAGCCGAAAACACGGGACGGGCGTATCTCCGGCAAGCGCGCCGAGGAGCTCGCCCGCGACACGACCAACAACGCCGAGTATGAAAGGCTCTATCCGGGCTATTTCCTCGCGGATGCTGGCGCATGGCACAACGACGTAAACGGAGGGAAGTATATCGTCGCCCGCTTTTATCGGCGGGACGGTGTATTTATAAAACCGAAACGGAGGAAACGAAAATGACAGTAAACGAATTTGCGAAAGAAGTCCACGAAAACGCGGTCGCGCATGGATGGTGGGAGACGGCTCGGAGCTTTCCCGAGGTCGCCGCTCTCATTCATTCGGAAGTGTCGGAGGCGCTCGAGGAGTGGCGCGACGGCAATCCGGCTATTTACGGGTGCTGTGGTATCCCGGGCGCGGTGTGCGAGTTTGAGGGCGATTGCGACAAGGACGAGAAAACCGGCACTTGCAAGCCGGAGGGAGTCGCCGTCGAGCTTTGCGACGCGATTATCCGCATCCTCGATTACCTCGCCTATATGGGCGTGGACGTTGAGGCCGTGCTCATGGCAAAACATGAGTACAATAAGGGACGCGAATACCGCCACGGAGGGAAACGCGCCTAAACCACGATAACGCACGAGGAGGGCGAGCTAATGATTAACTATTTCGAGGCGGCGGAGAAAACTCTCCGCGCTCGCGGCTTGCTCGAGACGGCTTTAGGCAATCTCGAGCGGAAAAAGGAGCGCATTTTACGATACGGCGCGCCGTCGGAGTATCCGTCGGCGGATATGTCCAAGCCGTACACGGGCGCGAAATCTGTAAACGACGCGCTCGCGGACTGCCTCGAGCTCGCCGAGGTTATGCGGGAAATCCAAGTTACCCGGGATAAGGTCGAGGAAATCGACGACGTGCTCGCGCAGATGGACGAGGCCGACGCGCGTATCCTCCGGCTTTGGTACATCGAGCGCAAGAGCAAGGAAGAAATCGCCGAGGCCGTATGCTACGCCTCGCCTACGTCCATCTACGACCAGCGCAACAAAGCTCTTGTGCGCTTCGCTCTCCTCTACTTCGGCGCGGGGGCTATGCCGTCCATGTAAGGCGCTTTCTCGCTTATTCTCATGTATTGAAAAAAAGGTGTATGGAAACTTGCATTTTCCCCGTGCTATCATTGAGGCGTAAAGAG